ATATAATTGATAAATTGGATGAGTTGACGGACTTGATGGAACTCTTTAAGAAGAGTGAAATTTTGATGCCCATTCCAAATCCAAGGATAGTTGATCAGTATGCCGTGTGGGTTATTTTGAGTCGTATTGAAGTGATAGGAGGTTTATTTGCTATTCAGGATGTGACGATGGGATATAAAGAACAGAAACATAAGGAGTTTTTTAATCCAATTGTGTTACATTATACCACTAAGGGTGAACAGGAATTGGCGAAAGAGGAGAGATTTAGTAATCTGAGAAGAGATGTAGATGAGTTGGCTGCGGATATTGATCCCTATCATGTATTATGACAGAACTAAAAGATTGGTTAAATTCTATTAATTTTAATAAGGAAGATTTGTCCGATGATATAAGAGAGTATGCTCCTTATATTATTAATAGATGTTTGTCTGGATATCTGGACTGTATCATGTTTGCGAATGAGATGAATAAGTATCATTTTCTAGATAAAGATATGCAATATACATTTTATCTAAATACTATTAGGAAAAAGAAGAGATTTTCTCCCTGGATCCGAAAAGATAAAGTGACAGATTTAGAGTATGTAAAACGTTATTATGGATATAATAATGAGAATGCTGCTCAAGCAATGAAAATTTTATCTAATGAACAAATTGAATTTATCAAACAAAAACTTGATATTGGTGGTAAAAAATGATTACTCGCACTGTCGAACCTCAGGTCAGTTGGTCTCAAGATCAAATGATAGAGGTAAAACTAAACGAACCTGATGATTTTCTAAAAGTCAGAGAAACACTTACACGGATTGGAGTAGCATCTCGTAAGGAAAGGAAACTTTATCAGTCTTGTCATATTCTACATAAGCAAGGAAAGTATTACATAGTTCATTTTAAAGAATTATTTGCGTTAGACGGTAAGTACGCAAATCTTACAATGAATGATGTCCAAAGAAGAAATCGTATTACTCGTCTTCTTGCTGATTGGGGTTTAATATCTGTGGTATATGAAGAGCTCATTCAAGATATTGCTCCATTAAACCAAATTAAAGTTCTTCCGTATAAAGATAAGAGCGATTGGACTTTAGAACAAAAGTATAACATAGGTAAAAAAGGAAAAGTAGAGGAAACACAATAGAATAGTAGGGTTATCCCCCTTTCATTTTTTAAGCGATCTTGTATAATTAGTTATGGACGCCGCAAGGGTCCACACATAACAAACTCGCTTTTAAAGGAGCTAAAATCATGGGAAACCTAACCCGCTATCGATCTGCGGACCTTCCAGAATTAATGGAAAGGATTTCGCGAAACAGTATTGGATTGGACGATTATTTTAATAAGTTCTTCGATCTACAGACGCCCTCTAATTATCCGCCTTATAATCTTGTTCATGTGAATAATGTAGAATCTAGATTAGAAATTGCACTAGCTGGATTTACAAAGGAAGAGGTAAATGTCTACACCGAGTATGGAAAACTTTTTGTCACAGGACAAAAGGATGAGAAAGATGACGCGAACTACGTCCATAAGGGATTGGCTCAACGATCTTTCGAGAGAGCATGGTCGCTCTCAGATGATGTCGAGATTAAATCAGCCAATTTTGAAAACGGACTGCTTGTTGTTGAATTAGGAAAAATTATTCCTGAGCATCATGCTAGGAAGGATTGGCTCTAAATAATGAATCAGACTCGGGGTCCACCCAAGAGTCTGAAACCGGTTTCGGACGGGGGTCTTTACGACCCTCTTCTTGTATGGTATAATGTTACGAGGATTAATTGTAAAATGACTATAAAGGTTGCGGTATTAAAATCTGGTGAAGATATTATAGCTGATATCCAGGAAATGGTAATTAAGGATTCTGAGGGGATTGAGAAGACAGTTGGTTATTTTTTTAAACAACCTTGTGTAGTTCAACTTTTCGGACAAGAGCCCAAAGGTGATGTTGGAGGAGATATTCCTTTTAGGATTAGACTTACTCCGTGGATGCCTTTAGCTAAGGATGAAAAGATCCCGGTGGTTATTGATTGGGTTATTAGTATTGTAGATCCCATCGATGAATTGATGGAAATGTATCAAAGAGGATTGAAGAATTATGAAGATCGAAAATCTGAGGCTGCTAGTTCTACTGAACGGGCAGAAGATTCTGAGTCAGGTGGAGGAAGTTCAGTCGGAGTTGGGTGAACCTGACTGTAAATTAACTGAACCTTTTCTGGTAAAGACGTCAGAAGATAAGATTACATTGCAAGATGGTGTAATAACTTTAGCTCCTTGGCTTGTAGGATTTACTAATCAGAATTCTTTTATGTTGAGTTCTGACAAAATCTTGACTATTGTGGAACCTAATAGTAAACTGAAGAAGAAATATGAAGAACTATTAGAGAAGGAATGAATTTTTACACAAATATCCAGATGGTTGGAAACAACTTCCTTGTCCGAGGATATGAGGATGGAAAGAGTGTAAGATTTAAAGAAGAGTATTCTCCCACTCTTTATGTAAAATCCAAAAGGGAGTCTAAGTGGAAGACTTTAGATGGTGATAATGTAGAACCCATTAAACCAGGGTTGGTGAGAGATTGTAGAGAATTTTATAAAAAGTATCAGAATGTTGAGGGATTTGATATCTATGGGAATGATAGATACGTCTTTCAATATATTTCAGACAAATATCCTGAAGATGAAATTAAGTTTGATATCAAGAAGATCAACTTAATAACAATAGATATTGAGGTGAAATCTGAGAATGGTTTCCCAGATCCAGAATCTTGTGCAGAAGAGATGTTGACTATCTCTATACAAGATTATGCTACTAAAGAGATTAATACTTGGGGAAGGAAACCCTATACTCCAACTCAGAAGAATGTGACCTATCACTACTTCGATGAGGAGGTTGATATGCTCAACTCATTCCTCCACTACTGGTCTCAGAACCCCCCTGAAGTTGTCACTGGGTGGAATACCAGGTTATATGACTTTCCCTATATGTGTGGGAGGATTACTAGGATAATGGGTCTTGAGAAACTCAAGATGTTATCCCCTTGGAGATTGGTTACTAATGAGGATATATATGTCTCTGGAAGGAAATATATTGTTTTTGATATAGCTGGAGTATCTTCTCTGGATTACTTAGATCTATATAAGAAGTTTACTTATAAGGCACAAGAGTCATATCGATTGGATTATATTGCTCAAGTAGAATTGGGTCAGAAGAAATTAGACCACTCCGAATTTGATACCTTTAAGGATTTTTATACTGGGAATTGGAAGAAGTTTGTAGATTACAACATTATTGACGTGGAACTTGTTGACCGTTTGGAAGACAAGATGAAACTGATTGAGTTGGCATTGACTATGGCATACAGTGCTAAGGTTAATTATATTGATGTGTTGTTCCAAGTAAGAATGTGGGATACTATCATCTATAATTATCTAAAGAAGAGACATATAGTTATTCCTCCTAAGGATAGGAGTGAGAAGAATGAAAAATATGCAGGTGCTTATGTAAAAGAACCCAAACCTGGTGTGTATGATTGGGTTGCATCATTTGACCTTAATAGTCTGTATCCCCACTTAATGATGCAGTATAATATTAGTCCTGAGACTTTGATTGATGAAAGACATCCCAAAGCAACCGTGGAGAAAGTCTTGAATAAGGAAATAGATTTCTCTGATAAGACAGAGTATGCAGTGTGCCCTAATGGGGCTATGTATAGAAAGGACAAGAGGGGATTCCTTCCAGAGTTGATGGATGTGATGTATGAGGATAGAAAGATCTATAAGGAGAAGATGTTAGAATCTAAACAGCATCTTGTAGATATTGAGGAAGAGATTAAGAGGAGGGGTTTATAATGGGATATTTAATCGGTGGATCAGAAGAAGGGCCAGAACAGGAGATTGTAGCATCAAAAGATAATCCTTATGCTAAATTATCAGATGTTCAATTAAAGAGGTTACATGAGCAAACTATCAAGGACATTACGAAGTATAATAACTTCCAGATGGCGAAGAAGATCGCGCTTAATTCTGCTTACGGAGCCGTCGGCAACCAGTATTTCAGGTATTATAAGTTAGCAAATGCTGAAGCAATTACCCTTTCGGGTCAGGTTTCCATCAGATGGATTGAGAATAAGGTTAATGGATATCTAAATAAATTGTTGAAAACGGATGAAGTAGACTATGTGGTGGCATCAGATACTGATTCAATATACATCAATTTCGGACCTATTGTTGATCAATTTTTTAGTCATAAGGTTGATGATAAGGCTAAAGTGGTTACAATACTCGACCAAATTTGTCAAGACAAACTGGAACCCTTTATTGAGAAATCCTATGAGGAACTGGCGTCTTATGTAAATGCTTATGATCAAAAGATGCAGATGAAGCGAGAGAACATCGCTGATCGTGGCATCTGGACAGCAAAGAAGAGATATATTCTTAATGTATGGGATAGTGAGGGGGTTAGGTATGAAGAACCTAAGTTAAAGATTATGGGTATTGAGGCAGTTAAATCCTCTACACCTGCTCCTTGTAGGACAATGATTGAGGATGCTCTGAAGTTGATGATGAATGGTACTGAAGATGAGGTGATTGAGTTTATTGATAACAGTAGATCTCAGTTCATGAAACTTCCTCCAGAGGATATTGCTTTTCCTAGAACAGTATCTAATGTAAACAAATATAAGGCTCATTCAACCATCTATGCTAAAGGAACTCCTATTCATTCGAGGGGAGCACTTTTGTTTAATCATTATATAAAGGAGAGGAAATTGGATAATAAATATTCTTTGATTAATAATGGTGAGAAGATAAAGTTCTGCTACTTGAAGAAGGCAAATCCTATCAGGGAGAATGTGATTTCTTTTATTTCAGATTTCCCTAAGGAATTGGGACTTGACAGATACATAGATTATGACTTACAATTTGAAAAAGCTTTCTTAGAACCTGTTAAGGTTATATTGGATTCTATTGGTTGGAATGTTGAGAAGACTGTAAACCTGGAGTTATTTTTTGGATGAAAGATCAAAACGTAATTGATGATGGTGAAGATCAAAATCAAAAATGGAATCGGGGATTGGATCTTTATATAGAATCTGTTCAAAAACCCGATCATGCTCTCCGTGGATGTGCTCATAATCAGAAATGTTATAATGAGTTAATGGCAGTGAGAGAGCATGTGTTGGAATATGTTAAAACTTTAAGAAGATAATTATGGATTTACCAATCAATGATGATGAGTTGGGAAGACTAGTTTGGTGGACCCAACATATGATGGGTGAAGAAGAACTTCATGGGAGGTTAAAGTTGGTCAAGGAGGTAAGGGATGAAAATCCAGATGGCCCCTATAAGAAAATTTTACGTGAACAACATGGGATGGTAATTTAATGGACTTTTTAAAGGATATCGTAAAAGAGATTGGAGATGACTTTACAAAACTGGCTTC